GTATTTAATTATGATGGAAAATTGAGTACAAATGGAATAATGAAATTTGAGATGATAATACCACCACCAGATAGTGATGCATATTTATTATCATTAAAGATAATAAGTTCATTTATAAGAATAATAAGAGTAATAGAGGATATAGAAAGTGATAATAAGGATGGAATAGATTTATTATCGATAAAATTTAAGAATTGTTTTGATTATATAATAAGAAAGAGATATTCGATACAGACGAAATTAAATTCGAATGAATGTGATCCAATATATTTTTTATGGGGTTTTATAGAGATATTATTTCAACATGAGAATATAATACATTCATATTATTGGCTTTTTTGTAATAATTATAAGAAATCATTAAAACCACAGAGAATAGGTTTAATATATGGATGTTCAATAGCAATAATACATAATTATAAGAAATCGATATCAAATAATTGGAATCAGAATGAATTAAATGTTATACATAAGACAAAAGAGATATCAATAGAATTAATTAAACAAGTAAGAACAGATCTTAAATCAAAAAATTTATTAATAAAAGTTCCATTAGAGAAAAATAAGGAAAAGGATAAAGAAATAATAAAAGATAAAACAATAAATTTAGATGGTATTAATTATTTAGAAAATTTTATTCCAAAAATAGAATTAATAGATAAATCAAATGATACTTATTTAACTCCTCCTATTGTTTTTGAAGAAGAATTAAAAACAATTATTTAAAAATCTATATAAAAATTATTATTATCATAATAAAAAGTTATTATTATTATCATAAAAATCTATATAAAGATTATTATGATAATAATAATAAAAAGTTTATTTATTTTTAATTGAAAAAGATGACATTAACATTATATAAATTGATAGAAGAGACATATAATAAATATAATGAATATATGGGAGTGAATAATAAGGAATATTCAACAATATTATTAGAAATTTTAAAGGAAAAACAATTATGGCCTTCATTAAAAATAAAGAAATTTAAGAATGAACCAAATTTATGTTTAATTCATAATTCATATAAGAGTGATAGTAATGAAACATTTAAGGAATTATATGATGAATGTAGAAGTGTAGTACTTGATTTTACGAGAAGTATTGGAAATAATGTAGTAATTAGTTATGCAAATTCGATACCAATTAGAATTAAAATTGAAGATTATATTAGTAATTATTATAAACCAACAGATAAGAGTTATTTAGCAATGGATGGAACATTAATTAGTGTATATTATCATAATAATAAATGGTATTTTGGATCAAGTTGTTGTCCAGATATAAATGGATCTAAATTTTCACATCCAACAAAGGCACATGGATATATGTTAAATGAGGTATTATATGAATTATTTAAGAATAGAGTGGATATAGATGATCCAAATATTTCAACAACATTAAGAAATTTATTTACATCTACATTAAGTCCATTATTTTCATATGAATTTGTATTAATACATCATGAAAATATTCATATAATAGATTATACAAAGGAATTAGGTGAAAATTATAAATATTTGTATCATATTAATACAAAAAATAGAATTACATTAACAGAGGAGAATTTAGATAATAAACCATTAGAATCGATAGGTATTAGATATTCATATAAATTTGTAAATCCGGAGGAGGCGATTAAATATGTAAATATGAATGAGAGTTCAATAATAATAAAGAATGAGAATGGGAAATTATATAAGATTTCAAATGAGAAGATTCATCATTATGAGGAAGTAAATGCGAATAATTATAATATTTGGTATAATTTATTTTATGTGTATATGTTACAGAAACCAAATTATAATATTAATGAATATATTCAGGAATTTTTAATAAATAAGACAGATATTAATATTAATGAATTATTAACTGCATATAATGATATTAATAATATATTTATGGTAATGACAGAGATAATATATAATTTATATATATCAACAACAAATTATTATCCGAAATATAAGAGATTTAAAATTAATTTAGATATTGATAAGACATTAAATCCGGTGATGAGATTTAATTTAGCTCAATTGAGACAAAAACAGATAACAATATATACAAAAGGAATTATAACACAGAAGGAGATATATAATTATTTATGTCATTCAAATAATATAAAAAATATAAAAAAGATAATTACACATATTTCACAAAGTAAAGAATATAATATTCCAAATGAAATTCTTCAATTATTTATGAATATTAATATTAAACTATTTTTTTAAATATAGCCCATCTATTAAAGAAACTGAATTTTTTTTGTATATCATCTTTATCTAATTCTAATAAGATTTTATCTAAAGATGATTGTTTTTCTTCTTCCTCAGGAATATTTTTCTTAAGAGTATTAAAAGAAGTAGAATATAATTCTGTTTCATTAATTTCTAAACCAAATTCTTTAGCTTTTTTACATAAGAAAGTGAAATTAACTAGATATTCAGGAATTAATCTTTGAGTATTTTCAATAAATATATCAACTTTTTTATTATAATCATTATCATCATTATCAAATCTTTTAATAATAGCCCATAAATTATAATTATTCCCATCTAATTCTTTTTTTCCTTCTATTATTCCAGTTTCACTAGAATTTAATTCAGCTATTACACTTTCACCATCCATAAATGTACATATAAATATACCATTTTTCTTTAAATTTTCACTTACATTTCTTAAAAATCCCTCTAATATTTCTTGTGATTTAAAGAAATAATGAATTGCAAACATACATGTAATCATATCAAAACCATCAGCACCTTTACCAGCAATATATTTATAATGAGGTTTTAAATTTTTAGAATTTTTATTCATTATAATTTTTAATAATTCTTTACTTTCTTCATCAATTCCTGCATTTCCATTTTTAATATTAATACCACAATCTGCAACTGCAAATGCACTATTAAAGAAATATCCTTTTTCTATTCCCTTATTTTTATTAAATTTTCCATATTCTTTTATTATACGTGCATAAGCTCCATCATTAGGTTTATAAATATTATCTTTTGCTAAATCTAATCCTAATACAAATTTAAATCCTGCATTCATCCATCTAGATAAATCACTTGCTTGTCCACAAGCTAATTCAAGTAAATTTTCTTTATTTTTAGATTTTAAATATAATTTCTCATTAATTCCAATATTATGAAATGTTATCATATTAAAAGATAATAATGATCTTCTTGGTATCCCTCTTGAATAATATATATCATCTGCTTCAAGTGCTTTACCTTCAATATCTTCATCATTATCTCTTAATTTAAGTTTTGTTGATCCTATTATTAATTCTTTAGAAATAGGATTATGAATAGAACGCCAAATATTAATTGCTACTGGTAATGAATTTGCAGTTTTACTAAATATTCCTTTCTTAAATATTCTAGTTTTATCTTCTCGAACTCTTATTGGTATCCATTCCTTATTTTCAATATTATATCTAAATTCTATTATACTATCATTCTCTATTTTATCATTATTTTCTGCTCTTAAATCACCATTAATATCAATTTTAATAAATGCATATTCAACATCATTATGATAATAAATCATAGGTTTAAATAATGTTGGTATAAAATCTTCTTTATTTTTAGTCATTTCTTTTTGTTTTATATATTGTTCTCTACTATAATTCTTATCATATCTTAGTTTTAATCCTTCATCTATTGTTATATCTTTAGTTGTTATAGGATTAAATCCAACATATAAACCAATTTTCTTATATTTTATTCCATTTTTCTTTATATCTCCTGCATATTTAATTAAGAAATCGATTGTATTTTGTTCAGGTGGTTTCCATTTAAATACTCTATCCCATCCTTGATTAGCTGTTATTATTCCTGGTAATGTTGGATAATAACTATAAACTGCTAATTTTGCAGGAGTAAATATTAAACCATCAATATCATATGGATAATTTTTAGGATTATCTAAAATTTCTTTACAATCTTTAATAATATCATTAGAAACAAGATGAGATTTAATGATATATTGAATTTCACTTTTATTAATATCTAATAAAAGTTTAGTTTTCATTAATTCATTATATCTAGATTTTTCACCAATTAAAGGAAGAGATGTTAAAGAATTTCCATTTAAATAATAAATATCAAATGCAGCAAATAAATTCTTTTTAATTATATCTGTTCTTTTATTACAATTAATATATTCTCCATCTATTAATGAATTATATGCTTCTTTTTTTGCAATTATTCCTGTTCCTTCTATTTTTAAAGAACTATTTATAAGAAAACATTCTCCTTTATCATCAATATACATTAATATTCTTTCACCATCTGCTTTTTCAGTAACTGTATAATTTCTTAAAATACTAATTGCTCCATAATCATCTGGATTAACTAAATTTTTTTGTTCTAATGTAACTGGTTTAGGAGTTAATAAAATAATATCTTTAATATAAGATGGAATTTGAATATCTTTTCTAACTAAAGAATCATAATTAGTAATAACATCTTTTTGTTGTTTTTTAGTAAGAATTATATTACTTAAGAATAAAGATTTAATAATAATGATAATATCAGAAAGAATATTTTTAGTATCATTAACTTTTATTTGAAATTCATATTTCTGTTTAGAAACTAAAACTCTACTTTCTTTTAATGATTTAAAAGTTTTATTTGAAGATTTAATAATAAGTCCAGAAGCAATAATACCATCTTTAAGATCATAATTAAATTTTTTAATAAATTTAAATTTTTTTTCAATTTTATCAAAATCTTTTATTGATTCTATTTTATTTTTTGTTAATGTTATAAATTCAAGATTAATATCAAATAAATCATTTATATTATCAGTCTTATTTATTATTCTACTTTCCCAATATGAATTTGATGGATTATTACTATTCGTATTACAATAATTAATAATTGATCCAATCTTATTTATTATTAAATAATTATTATCATTTGATATCTCTAAACATTCATCTTCTATTGTTTCATTATAATTATTTCTCATCATACTAATAAAATTATTAAATTCACTTTCAGTCCAATCAGTATTATTATTAAATTTAATTATCACTTCTTGTTCTGGTGTTATCTTTTTTAGTTCATCAATTAACTTAAAGATTAATTCATCTTGTGATAATTCCATTTTAATAATTTTATATATTCACCTATTTATTATATATAATAAAAAGATAATCATTTTTTCTTTTTTGAAGAAAACAATAAAAATAAAGAATAAAGAAATTAAAGAATACTTTAATTATATATAATAAAAAAAAATGATTTAATTATAATAAATATTAATATTAATAATAGAAAAGAATGTCTGTTGAATTATTTATTCCTATTAAATTTAGATGTTCTATTACTTTAAAACCTAATGAATTAAATTTAGATTTTGAAAAAATTATTCTTAAAAAACTTAAAGATAGATATGAAAATGTTTGTTCTAAATATGGTTATATTAAAAATAATTCCATTAAAATAGTTAAAAGAAGTATTGGTACTATTAAAAGTCAACATTTTAATGGTAATATCATTTTTGATATTTATTGTATCGCTGAAATTTGTAATCCTATTCAAGGTTCTATTATTAAATGTAAAGTTAAAGCTAAAAATTCATTAGGTTTATTATGTGAAGGTGGTTATGAAGGTAATAGACAAATATTAGAAATAATTGTTCCAAAGATTTCAGCAGGTATTCAAAGTGAATTAAATTTAGATACTATTGCAATTAATCAAGAAATTAAAATTGAAGTATGTGGTAAAAAATATCAATTATATGATAAACATATCTCTATTATTGGTAAAGCTATTAAAAATAAAGATGAAATTATTAAAAATGATCTTTTAGGTGAAGATATTGAAGGTGATGAAGTAGAAGTTGAAGAAATTATTGATGAAGATCAAGAAGATATAATAGATAATGAGGAAGAAGAAGAAAAAGAAGAAGAAGATATTGATACAGATGAAGTTAAAAAAATAATTTTAGAAGAAGATGATGAAGTAGAAAATGATGAAGAAGAAGATGAAGAAGAAGAAGATTTAGATATTGAAAATGAAGAAGAAGAATTTAGTGATGGTGGAGGTGATTTTGTAGATGGTGGTTATGATGATGATTAAATTTTGAAATCAATTTCATTTAAATAAAATTTAATAATTTTATTATCATTATTATTATCATTATAATATGCATTTCTAATACAAGATTTAAGATCAATTAAATTTTCAATAGTAATAATATTATTATTTTTTTGTTTATTAATAAGTTCATCAAATTTATTATCTAGAACGATTCCAAAATTACCCATAATAATTAATAAAATTAATTATGATAATTAAAATCATTTTTTTAAAAAAAATAAAAAAAATAAATACAAATAAAAAATGATTTTTATTTTATTATTATTATTATTAAACTATAATGAAAAAAATTAATAATAATAATTTTCAATGTTCTAATATTCCCACTGAAACTTATACTAAAAAAGAACAATCTCCTAAAGGTCTTGGTTTATCTGCTGTTGGTTATGATATTAATTATGAACTTAAAGGTGTTGATAATGAAATGTGGGTAGTTCAATTTAAAAATGGTAAGAAAGTATGGTTTAGAAAATCTGGTATGCCTAAAATTACACATGAAGAAACATTAATTGATGATAAATTTCAAATTAAAGAAAATTATGATATTAAAGATTCAAATGAATCTATTGATAATTCTTTAAATCATAAACAAATACCAATAAAAAATCAAACAGAGAAAAAGATGACAGATTATAATTACTTTTATCATTATTATAATAATAAATTAAAGAGTGAAAATGAAAAGAAAGATAAGAATTTAAGAAAGAAACCAAAAGAAATACAAACTGAAATTTTTGAAGAATGGAATAGATTAAAACAGAATAAAAGTGAATTAGAAGATTTACTTAAAGTAATTAAAAATAAATAATAATAATAATAGAAAATGAGTGTATATGATAATTATAAATTATCAATTTTTGATAATAATTTAACTATAACTAAAGATAATATTAAATTATTTGATTTTTCTGGAGAAAATAATATCTCCTATCAAAAATTATCTGTTCCTGAAATTATTTTTAATAATAATAATTATGGTATTTATTTTGATAATTCAACAAATAAAATAACAATAAATTCTGAAGGTACTATTTTTAATAATGATATTTTTGTTACTGGTAAATTAAATGCAACTGATTTTCCTTCTAATTTAGTTGTTCTTGATAATAATAATAAAATTAATAGTGCATATATTCCTACATTCAGTAATAATTTAAGTTTAACATGTAATGCTATTGGTATAGGAGTTGCACAAGCTTTAGCAAAACTTCATATAAAAAATGGAGATTCAATAATAGAAGATGGTAGATTTGGAATAGGTTCAACAATACCAAAATATAATTTTCATTTAGTAAAAAATGATTTAATGATAAATACACCTTCTTTTGTTATAGAAAATGGAAAAAATAAAATAATTGATGTTTATTGTGAAAAAGAAACAGTTATTATTAATAATAATTTTAATGAATTTATTGATTCTAATATTAAATTAAAAGTTAATGGTATTACTTCTTTATCTTCTCTTATTATTGGTTCCAATTTAATCGCAAATAATAATTCTATTTCTATTAATAATGATCTTTTTATTAATCAATTAAATTCTTCCAATAATATTATTAATATTAATAGTAATGTTGATCTTATTTTTAGTAATATATCACTTAAATCAATAATATCTAATGTTATTGAAATTAATGATTGTTTTGATATTAATATTAATAATCCTACTAAAAAAATAATATTCTCATCTAATATTTATTTTGATATTAATACAACTTCTAATCTTATTAATATTGTTAATAATGATATGATTACTTCTATTACTTCTAATTCTTTAATTATTCCTTCTTTAATTACTTCTAATATTAATTTACTTAATTATGATTCATTAACATCAAATCCTAATAAAGATAGTGTTTTTGATATTAAAGGAAAAATAAGATTATATAATGATACACCTTATTATATTCGTAATTGTTTTATTAATAATACTCATGTATTTTTTATAACAAATAATAATTATTTATATTCTTATAATATAAATTCTAAAGTTTATTCAATAATATCTTCTAATTTTAATTATTCTATTTTTAAAGCTAAATATAATTCATATGCATATTATTATAATAATACACTTTTTATTAATGAAAATTCAATTCAAAGTTATATTGAATTTCCTCCCAATTTTATTTTAAAAGATTTTGCAATTAATAATAATAATCCATCTCAACCCCTCAATAGAATCATCTATTATATTAATCAAAATTCTCAAATTGTTTCTTATAATCTTACTACTCTTATTTCTACTATTAATACCCTCCGAAATGATATTATTAAAATTGATACATATTTTGATAACTCTTATATCGTTCTCACTTCTTCTAATTCTTTATATCATTTTAATGGTACAATATATACATTAATAACATTTATAAATCCACCACAAGAAATACCATTAATAATTAGAGATTTTTCATGTGGAGATAGTCATACATTAATATTAACATCAAATGGAGGAGTTTGGTCATGTGGATATATAAATATAAATACATCAACATATAAGAAGGGATATATAAATGAGGCAAATAATGCGACAGAAGCATTATTAATAACATCAATAATAAAACCGATAATAAAAATAAGAGCAAATAATAATTCATCATTAGTAATAGATAATGAGGGTAGTGGATATATATTTGGAACAATAAATAAATTATTTAATTCAATAATAATATATAAAATTGAAAAATATAAAAATTTAATTGATTATTGTATAAATAATAATGATATATTTTTATTAACATATTATAATGATATTTTAATATTTGATTATGATAATAGAAATAATAATAATATAAAAACTTTAATATTACCTTCAGAATTTTATGGAACATCAATAAAATCAAAAGGAAGTATTATTATAGGTGGTGCAAATTTTGATAATCAAATACCTAGAAATAGTCTAATTGTTGAAAATTTTATTAGTATAGGTTCATCTAATATAAATAGTAATAATAGTAATTATTCTCTTATTGTTTCTGGTAATATTAATATAATTAATGGAGCAATTTATAATAATGGTATATTAATGGAAAATTCTGGATCATCATCATTAAATTCAAATCTTCAATCATGGAATAAAAATAATAATGATATTTTTTATACATTAGGTAATGTTGGTATAGGTATTGCAAATCCTAAATCAAGACTTCATATTGATGGAAATGCAATATTTGATGATGATGTTTATATTAATGGAAATTTAATAACAAAAGATTATAAACCTATTATTATTAATAAAGAAAGAAATGTTTATTATAATGGTGTTTTTGGTATAAATAATAAAAATCCTCAAGGTAGTCTTCATTTATTTGATGGTAGTTTTATAACAAGTGATACAAAATATACATCAAATTTAACAATATTAAGTTCATTTACATCAAATATAAATAGTACAGGAACAGGGACAACATATATAAATCCAATAATAATAAATCAAAATGGAGATACAATAATAAATTCATTTTTCAATTTAGATTTAAATTTCAATAATAATAATAATAATAATATTGAAATATTTAAATTTATTAATTCTAATTGGAAAACATATAGAATTAATGATAATAGTAATATTAATTCTGGATTTGGTGAAGGTATTGCAATTTCAAAAGATGGATATTCAATATTTATAGGTGCATATAAAGAAAGAAATCTAAATACTAATGAAATTATTGGTGGTATTTATAAATATACATTTGATAATAATAATAATTTAATTAAATTAAATCAAAAAGAAACTCTTTATAATTCTATCAATAATAATTATTATCAAATTGGTAGAAATATTAATTGTTCTGGTGATGGTTCTATTTTAATATCTACTATTAATAATTATACTGATTTGATTTATATTAAAAATTTAAATACAAATATTATAAAATTAATAGATTTTAGTATTTATGGTATTTTTCATAGTTCATTTACATCTTCTTATACTACTAATCAATTTATAAATAATTCTTTTAGTTATAATAATTTAACTATTGATAGTAATGATGATGGTTCAATTATAGTTTTAAATTTTATTTATAGTACAACTTCAGGTACTCTAATTCAAAATTTTAATTATTTTAATTTTTATATTATTAAAGATTTACAAGTATATTTATTAAAATTTACTCCTAATTTTAATGGTTTTAATAATATAAATTCAACTGTTACTTCTGTTTCTATTTCTGGAGATGCATCTAAAATATTTATAACTACTTATAATGGTTATAATTATATATATGATTTTAATTTTAATTTAGATATTATTTCTTCTACTATAATTGGAAATATTAATATTAATTTTTATAATAAAGAACCTTCTTTTATCTTTTTCAGAAAAGAAGATAATTTTAATTATAGTAATTTTAGAGGTAAAATTTCTAAATCTGGTAATGTCCTTTATTTAGGTAATACTAAATCCATTTTTATTTATAAATTAAATAAAGTTAATAATTCTTGGAATTCTCAATTATTAATCCCTGATATTGATTTAATTCCTAATATTAATAATTATTCCATTTCTTTAGATTATGAAGGTTTTAATTGTGTAATCAGTTATTTACGAAAATTAAGTGATTCTATTATTGATACTATTCAAATTACCAATAATTATTTCAATTTTCTTAAAGAAAAAACAAATTTCCTATTAACTAATGATAATCTAAATTCTTATCTATATTCATATTTTAATTCTAATATCTATTCACCCTATTATTTCGGTTCAGGTTCATATTTAACTAATATTTCTCAATCCAATATATTAAGTTTTAATAATAAAGGTATCATTTATACCAGTAATAATCGCTATTATAATAATGATAATTTCTTCTGGCTTGATAGTAATAATACTCTCTATATTAATAGTAATATTGATTGTTGTAATCTTCTTATTAAAAATATTTATATTAATGATAAACATACTGATGATATTTATTTCCCAAAAAGTCATCATTTTACTGTTCCTTTCGGTGGAACTAGTCTCAGTAATTTAACTTCTAATTCTTTTCTTGTTGGTAATGGTCAAAGTCCTATTATTCTTTCCAGTAATCTTCAATGGATTAATAGATTAAGTAGATTGGTTTTTAGTAATAATGCAACTTTTATTATTACTAGTAATCCTCCTATTATTAATGTACCTTTTATTTATAATTCACATTATATTGATGTTATAGATACTAGTAATGGTGGTACTGGTGAAAGAATTCATAAAGAAAATTCATTATTATATTATTCTTCTAATAAATTTCAAACTAGTAGTAATTTATATTGGTCCAATAATAATTCTAATTTATATATGAATGGTTCTCTAAGAGTTTCTTCCGATATTTATGTTAAAGGTATTAATATTAGTAATATTGATGTTAATAATTTTACTACTGTTGTTCCTATTTATAAAGGTGGAACTGGAATTGCAACTTTTAATGATGGATGGCTTTTAATTGGTGCAAATAGTAATCAAAGTAATATTAATAGTTATTCTAATTTAAGATGGGATTTCCAAAATTCAAATCTTATTACTTGTAATATCTCATTAAGTAATATTAATTTCTTAGAAAATTTCTCTAATACTTCTCGTTTCTTTATTCATCCTAATAGTATTTATGATACTATTTATTTAAATAAAGGTGGTTTAGGTATTACTAATATTAATGAAGGTCAAATATTATTCGGTTTTAATAGTAATTCTATTAATGTTAATAGTAATCTCATTTGGAGTAATTTTAATAAAACTCTTGATATTAATCAAGGTACTATTATCTCTTCCAATAATATAAGTTCTTATTTCTATGGTGATGGTTCTAATATTACTAATCTCACTATTTCTAATTTAACTGGTATTATTCCCATTTATAAAGGAGGTACTGGTAGAAATTTATTTGAATCAGGTTTTATTATTTATGGTAATGAAAGTAATTCTTTAAATACAACAGAAAAATTAAGATGGGATTCTAATTCATCATCTTTAATAACATCAAATTTAAGAAGTGAATATTTCTATGGTGATGGTTCTAATATTACTAATCTTACTATTTCTAATTTAACTGGTATTATTCCCATTTATAAAGGAGGTACTGGAAGAAATTTATTTGAATCAGGATTTATAGTTTATGGTAATGAAAGTAATTCTTTAAATACAACAGAAAAATTAAGATGGGAACCAGAAACATCATCTTTAATAACATCAAATTTAAGAAGTGAATATTTCTATGGTGATGGTTCTAATATTACTAATCTTACTATTTCTAATTTAACAGGTATTATTCCAATAACTAAAGGAGGTACAGGAAGAGATATATTTGAATCAGGATTTATAGTTTATGGTAATGAAAGTAATTCTTTAAATACAACAGAGAAATTAAGATGGGAAACAGAAACATCAACATTAATAACATCAAATATAAGAAGTGAATATTTATATGGAGATGGTGGAAATATTACTAATTTAACTATTCAAACTTTAAGTGGAATTATTCCAATAACTAAAGGAGGAACAGGAAGAGATATATTTGAATCAGGATTTATAGTTTATGGTAATGAAAGTAATTCTTTAAATACAACAGAAAAATTAAGATGGGAACCAGAAACATCA